TGAACGATCAACAGCGCGCATTCCTGCGCAAACTTGTGCGACCTATTGTTGAGTTTAACATTCTTGAAGCGCCAATTTCTTCATTGATGGGCGAGTTTGCTGCGCATGAGCCTAGCATTTCAGTCACCCCAAGTGAAGGTGTCCCAGTTAATCAGCAAGTGATTGATCTCGTAGAAGGAAGCTTCCGCCAGGGATTATACGAAGCCAACAAGAATTCGTTTAGCTATGAAGTATATCGCGACTTATTGTCGGGTGGATTCTCGGTCGGCAAAGTAAGAACAGGCTATACAAGCCCAATGAGTTTCAAGCAGAATATTTACATTGAGAAAGCATTTGATTCAACGCTGTGTGGATTTGACCCAATTGCACGAGACTCACACAAAGGCGATGGCCAATACTGTTTTGAAATTTACCCGATGACCGATAAAGATTTCGAACGAACATTTGTCGGCAAGAGCATAGAGAACATCAAATATAATGTAGTCAAGAACAATAAAGATATCGAAGGCTTCAGTTGGTCATATAAAGACATAAAAGACAATAAAATTATTCTTGTGGCTGAATACTGGGAAAAGAAGAAACAACGCACTCGTATTGTTGAATTAGCTGACGGCACTGTCATGACACAGGCCAAATACAAGAAGATGCAAAAGCTCTGGGTTGAAGAAAATATCGTTGAGCAAATCCCTATTATCAAAGGGAAGCCACGATGGACTATTTTAGAAACTATTTGCCGATATGTATTCTGTGACAACCAGATTCTTGAATACGAAGAGACCGATTACAGTTATTTGCCTCTTGTCTTTATCGATGGAAATTCAATTATTCTCACGAGCGGAAAAGTTAATTCCACCTATCAGATGACTCGACCCATGATTTATCATGCGAAAGGTACGCAGGATTTGAAGAACTTTGCCGGACAAGCATTAGCAAACTATCTTCAAAACATGGTTCAACACAAGTTTATTATTAAGAAAGAAGCGATTGTTCAAGACCAAGATTCGTTGGAAGCGATTAAAAACATTCAGCGTATGAATAATATTGTTATTAACGCTTATAGTGAAAACAATCCTGATAAGCCTATTCCAGAACCCATTCGGGAGGTTGTTCCAGTTCCAGCTCCAGCGGAGATTATGGGCGCATTCCAGGTTAGCGACCCAACGACTCAAACTATTTTGTCTGGATTCGCTTCTAATATGGCGAAGAATGATAACGATTTGTCTGGGAAAGCGGTTGTTGAAACTTTGAGTGCTGGGCAAACAGCAGCAATGCCTTATGTTGTTGGGTATCTGAATGGATTGACGCAGATTGCTAATATTTGGGTTGATTTAATGCCAAAGTATTTGCTTGGAAAGCGCACTATCCCGGTGAGAGATAAAGCTGGTCAGCATGACTATATTGCTATTAATGATAATGATGGTTTGAAGCTTGATTATGAAGAACGGGCACTTAAGGTCAATATTGAGCCTGGCGTTAACTTCAGAATACAGAAAAACCGTGCTGTTGAGCAGATTATTGCGTTGATGAAATCGAGCGAAGAATTGAGCGCGTTCTTTAATTCTCCTGGTGGCATGAAGATATTGGCGAAGAATCTTGAGATTCATGGCGCGGATAATCTTGAAGAGGCGATTGAAGAATTCATGCAATACCAGCAACAACAACAGCAACAGAATATGCAAATGCAACAGCAAATGCAGCAGAGCGACCCGGCGTTTATTCGCGCACAAGCGGAATTACAACGTGTCCAGCTTGAAAAAGAACGGGATATGCTGCAAGGGCAACTCGATATTGCCAAGTTGCAAATAGATAAAGAAGTTGCATTAGCTAAGGTGATGGAAGCAGAAAATAAAATTTCATCTTCTCAAATTGATCAGGCATTAAAAATAGAAGAAATGGAAACATCTCATTTTAACCACGCTATAGATTCAGCAACAAAAATGGCAGAAATCCAATTTAAAGAACATGAAAGGCAAATGGATTACCATTCTCTAGATTTAGAGCATCGAAAAATTGATGAATCAAAGAGAGGTAAAGAGTAATATGTAATAACTCAAGCCTAGGGCAGGCCGCCCGAATAACTAGAACCTTACTAGTTCGGCTTGAGATAAAATAAGGACGCTTAAGGAGCGATTATGGTTGCTTGCACTATAAAAGATTGTAATAGAAAACGAGCCAAAAATGGTTATTGTTATGCGCACAACAAAAGATTTGAAGAAAATGGCAATCCAATTTCAGGTAAAAAGTTAAAATATCATGCTAAAACCCTAGTTGATGCTTTTGATTCTAGATATAAAAAGTCCAACATTAGCGAGTGCTGGGAGTGGAAAGGATGGAAAAACAAGGGAGGTTATGGTTATTTTTCCTTTGATGGATTTAAATATGCTGCTCATAGGCATGCTTATACATTAAGGAATGGCTCAATACCTCATGGCTTGATGATTTGCCACAAGTGTGATAACCCATCCTGTGTTAATCCAGATCATTTATTCGCTGGCACTAACGGCGATAATGTACGAGACGCTTATTTAAAGAAAAGAAGAAATCCTGTTCCAATTGATTCTATGCCCAGAGGAGATAATTGCTATCTCTCCAAACTAACTGAAAAAGATGTTATTGATATAAAGAAAATGTTTAATGACGGAAAAAGAAATACTGAAATAGCAAAAATTTATGGGGTGATTCATCAAACCATAAGTTGTATTCGAAATAACAAAACATGGAAACATGTTCATGTTGGAGAAAAGTAATGAGTAAATATAAAATAACTGAGCAACATTTGGATACTAAAGCTGGGATTGCAAGACTTGAGCGAGATGGATTCAAAAGAGAGCAAATATCGAAAGCCATGTATGCCCATGCTGGCAAGATGAGTGCTGATGAAGCACGTAAATTGACCAAGAAGCTTTATGATAGAAGTGGGGAGTGTTAATCATGAAAAAGAAAGAAGTAAAGAAAGAGAAAAAGATGGTTCATAAAGATGCAAAACAAGATATGGCTATGCTAAAGTCGAAAATTAAGAAATCCTGTATGAAATAAAGGGGGCGCGACTATGCCATTGCAAAAGGGAAGTTCAAAAAAGGTCGTCTCTGCCAATATTTCGGAGTTGCGTCATTCTGGACGTCCTCAGAAGCAGAGTATAGCTATTGCCTTGAGTGAGGCAGGAAAGTCTAAACCAAATAAAAAGAAAAAATAAGATCTTCCCTGGTAGCCAAGAGGTAAGGCAGCAAGCTGTTAACTTGCCTATCGGAAGTTCGAATCTTTCCCGGGGAGCCATATCAAAACAACCCTTGACATCATTATACAAAAAGCCTTAAATTAGGTTAATTACGTTGCCACACGATAAAATGGCCGATTCTTTGCGCGATATGCATTGTTATTAACGGTGACACCGAGAAAAGTCGAGAAGGTGATAGATGACTGAAGAATTAGAGATTGTTGAGCAGGCGAGTAATCCTGAACAAGCACCTCAAGGTGAACCCGATAATGACATGTTGTCAAAAGCAACCGTGTCAAAGATTATTGAAAGGGAACGCCAAAAGGCGTTTGAGAAAGGAAAACAAGAGGCTCTTATGGAACAAATGCAGAATCAACAACCAATGCAGCCAGAGGCTGCAGCTTCCGAACAACAACCTGTTGCTCAGCCGATACAACGGCAAAGCCAAGGTTTAGGGGGGATGGCTCCGCAAATGAGTCAAGAGCAAATTGAACAGTTGATCATGCAGAAAGCTCCAGAGGCTTTAATGCATCAAGTAAACGAGCTGAAACAAAAAAGCATGATTGAAAGCTTCGTTAATAAGATGCAAACAGCTGAGCAGCAATACCCTGGTTTAGAGGAAAAGCTTAATAAGCTGAACTTTCAAGATCCTGCGATGCATTCGTTAATTGAGATGAGTAACAATCTTGAGAATACGGGCGACGTAATGAATGAGTTGATTAGCAATCCGCAAAAGATGATTCAAGTCTTAGCAGGCATTCGCGACCAACCATTTTTAGGTCAAGAAACTTTGCGCTCATTAAGTAATTCGATAAAACAGAATCAACAGGCTGCAGCAGAAAATGCGCAGGCTCGAGAACCTTCAGAACAACTAAAACCTTCTGTAAGTGCAGGAATGGCGGATAGAGATGCCTTGTCTGTACGTGACTTGCAGAAGATGTTAAGCAAACGCAGATAACGTACGTCCATTGCATAGCTATCTCGATTTATACTACTCTCGAGGATTAATGCAATGGCTACTCCAAATAATACCCTACAAACCGTACAACTATACATCAAAACTGAAATTGCATATTTGTATAACGAGTTTTGGGGCATAGCAAATTCAAATAAATCATTAGAAGAATTCAATGACCGTCCAGGAAACTTGGGCGACAGCATCACATTTGATACATCTCCACGTTTCAAAAGCTTCGCTGGTCTTGTTATTACGCAACAACCATCTGTTCAACGTGTACAAACATTGATTTGCTCGCAAGCAACAAACGTTTCTATGGGTTACACTGATGAGCAATACATTTTCAACGTACGTGATTACATGCGTGAATTTGGTAATTCAGCTGCTGCGCAATTAGGCTCAACTACTGAAGAAGATATTCTGAAGAACATCGTTTCTGGTGTTGTTGGTAACAATCCTAATAGCTCTCAGTTCGGTTTACCTCAAGTTAATTCTGGTCCTTATCGTTTCTATGGCGACGGTGTTACGCCGATTAACTCTTACGGTCAATTGGCTCAAGCGTGGGCGAACTTCGTTGCATATGGCGCGGCTAAGCATAAGCGTCGTGCGGTAGTTCCTACAAACTTAGTTCCACCAATCATCAATAGTGGTTTGAACCAATTTTCTCCAGCGCGAAACGATGAGATTGCTGTTTCTTGGGAATTAGGTCGATTTGCTGGTATGGATGTTGATTGGTCTGTTTCTAACTTATTGCCTGTTCATGTCTCCGGAACAATTGGTGATACAGCCGCTCCTAACAATGTGATGACGGTTGTTTCTACTAACGATCCAACTGGCGCGAACGTGACTCAAATCACTTTCACTGAGCCAACTGGTGGCACTGATGCAAATGCGATTAAAGCTGGTGATTTATTCCAGTTTAATGATGGCGT